CTTCGACCGACACAATGTGAAACTCCAGCACCCGCGTCGGTACTGGATAGATATACATCTCAATGTCAGGATACGTCATGTTGACCCACATAACCTGCGGGTAGGTGCTTCGCACCGTCTTCAACGCAATCCCGTTGTACTGCTGCTGGTTGATGAGCTTCAAGCCGTACGACACGCCGGTAGACGGGTCTTTGAAGTACGTCGAGTCATCAATCGTAATTGGGCGATTGCCAACAAAATCGCCCGTTGGCCCCATCGTGCGGCTGATTACGGTTGCAGGCCAACTAAAGATTTGATCTTCTGTCGCAAAGACCGACAACCGTTCGGTGTTCCACGACTCGATCATCTGGTTCATAGCCGACAGCGCATCGGCTGCCGACTCAGGAGAAGGCGATTCGCCCTCTGCTACCACACCTAACAGGCGCAGCGCGCCCGTAATGATGTCACCCGCTGTAGTTGCCATCGACCGTCTCCTTACGACGACGACCTCGGCGTGCGAGTTGATTTTCCGGCACGCTGTCTACGGCCCCGTCAGGGTCTGCGCCCAGAGTATAGCGTGTCCAGCCGTTTTGTTCATCAAATTCGGCTTCTTGCTCGGCAATCGCTACCTTATCGCCGTGGACTGGGTGTCTTAGATAAATGATAGGCATAGAAGTCGGGGGCCGAAGCCCCCGTCCGTTTAAGCAGCCGCCATGATGACCCAGTTGGTCCCGTCTTCGCAAACCAGCGTCGCAAACTTGCCCGCAGTCGCGGCCAGGATGGCCGTGCCTGCAGTGCCTGATGCGAGTGGCTTGACGTTTGAGGACGCCGAAATCACCGTGTAGGTGCCAGACAGATTTTTGATCGTGACGGTCCGACCGATGTAAGCAGAACCGCTGGGCAACGTCACGGAGACGTTGGCAGCAGAGCCGTTACAGATCACGTAGTTTTCCTCATCGCCCAGCGTGAAGCTGGCGGTCTTAGTGACCGGAGCGTTGAGATAAAACGCCGTGAGTGAAGGGTCGGAGTACGCCACGCCAACCGGCTTATTATTCGCCATAGTAACCTCCTTAAATGCGGGGGCCGAAGCCCCCATAGGTTACATCAGGAACGCAGACCAAGCCGCATCGCCGGTCTTGACGAGCAGGTACGTGTACGCGCCAAAACGCGGTACCGTAACTGAGCCATAAACGGTGATGCCCGATCCGGTGGTGATCGGAACGGTCGAAGACGAACCGCTGTTGTTGTTGTTCGTGATCGTTAGCATAAACGACGAACCAACCTTGGCGCTGGGGATAGCTGCGTCAAGATTGGCCGCCGTGTCAAACGTCACGGTCAGCGTTGCGTCACTGGCTTTTTGGCAAACCACAAGCCCGAGCGCCATCTGCGCAGCGGTCAAAGTGGTGTCGCCAGTCAGCGTCGTCGGGATGGTTTGTACGCCCAGAACGGCTTCGGTCAAATTACCGTCGCCGAGCTGATAGCCACCTGCACCATTAGGAAGAGCCATGATTCAATCCTTTCAGATATGTTTCCAAGACCGACGCTTGCGGATGTCGGTAATTGACTGCCGCGATACGCCGTATTTCAAAGCTAAGTCTTTTCCTGGTTCGGAACTAGCCCGAATCGCCAGCACGTCTTCCGCTGTTATCTTCGCAGCATAGCAAGTCTCACCTTGTTTTCCAACGCGCTTGTGATGCACAACTTCCCCGGCAATGTGCCGCCAAGAAAGCCGTTGCTTTAAGCTGCCGATGGTTGACGCGGTGACACCGTAGTCTGCGGCGATTGCAGCGTAAGGGCGTGGGTCTGCGAGAATTGCAGCCGCTTGCTCATCCGTGAGGATAGCTGCACGGTTGCGAGTGCCTTGAGGCGCTCGGGCGCGCCCCTTGGCAATTTTTTCTGCCATGTTTTCTGCATTTGTGCCGGCGCGGAGATGCGCGGGATTTACACAGCACGGGTTGTCACAAGAGTGAAGTGCTTGCGTTCCTACCAGCAGATCGCCGGTGTGAAACGCCAACGAAAAGCGATGTGCTCGCTTAAAAAGCACACCGCCAACTTCACCCTTAAACACCCCGTAGCCATGTGCGTCTCGCGCACCAATCCACTCCCAGCACGTATCAGTCTTTTTAACTTGCATAAAAAACCGCGTCTCGGCGGGTAAGCCGCGAAACGATCCTGAATGCCGCGCAATCGCTATCGGCGAACCAAACTTACGGTTTCGCTTCCAGTGTTTGTCGCAAAGTCCTAAAGCCAACACGACGTTCTCGCATTCCTTGATACAGCAGATTTTGGGGTCCATACTAGTCTCCGATTAAGGAAAACTAGTATGCCCCAACTAGTTCCGTACTGTCAACTCTTTGGAGTCTAGCCCCAGAGACGAACGGCCATTTGGGGCCGGATGACAGAAAAACCATAAAGTACATCGATGCGACATGGAAGTCTATCATTATTGATGTCGTATTGCCGTACGATACGCATCGAGATGCCGTTGTGAACCTGGCGCGAGGCCATGTCCACGCCTTGCGGCATCAGCAGGTCGGCGGTCGCAAACGAAATCGCATCGCGGTGGTACACCAGGTTCTGCGGGTACTGGGTGCTTGCGCTGCCCAAGAACGTCACAGCCGCGCTGGCTTGCGGGAACGAGTCCACGGTCGCCAGAGCTTGCGAACTGGTGTAAATCGCCGGGCTGACGCTGACCGTGTACGCGCCGCCGGAGGCGGTCGCATCGGCGGTTGCAACGAACTGCTGGAGCGAGCCAGTCGATTCACGAGTCTGCGGGTTGACCGCGTAGACGCCAGCGATGGTAAACACGTCACCTTGCTTGATGACCTGCGAACCCGTGCCGGTGATGGCGATGGTGGTTGCGCCTTGCGACGACACGGTGGTCGTCACAGTGTGCGTACCGGTCCGGCTGCCAGTCGTGAACTGCTTGATCGACTGCGACATGTTGACTTCATCCAGCCCGAGGATGCCTTCGCCCATCATGCCGTTTTTAAACTGACGGCTGATGGTAGAGGTCGGGTTGAACAAGCCTTTCATGCCTTCGACCAGCGCCGCGTTGGCCGCCGGCATGACCGCAGCCGCTTCGTTCAGCTTCTGCTGAGCTTGCAGCAGAACGAGCGAGGTGCCGGGGGTGGTGCCGGGGGTGCCAACCGACTGATAGACGTTTTTGAACGAGTTCGCAACGTCAGCGTCGATGCTGGAGGCAAGCTGGCTGATACGAGGCTTCAGCACCCGCTCTGCGAAGTCATCGAGCTGCATGGTCAGCTCAGCGGTCGTGAAGTTCACGCCGATGTGCTTCTGGCTCGACACCGTAAGCGTGGTGAACTGTTCCTGATCGTCTTGCACCTGCAGCGCGGCACCGTCGGTCACCAGCGCGCGGTCCGGCAGACGGATACGCAGCGTGGAGCCGATTTTTGCGCCTTGAACGGCGAACGAGTCGTCATCACAATGTTCAGCGCTGTTCGCTACAACAACGCCCGCTTTCGCAGCCTTGGCTTTCGCCAAGGGTCAGACTATATCTTCAGACGTACCGCCAGATGCGACCGGCGCGGATCATAGACACCAGCGAAGGCGTCACACCGTACTTGGCCGCAATCTCACGATGCAAACCAATCTCAGAGCGAATTGCGCGGACTTGATCGGACAACAGTTTACGTCGTCCGCTACGGTCGCCGTGCGCCTGTCGGTTTTTGCCCACCATGTCTTGCATGTTCTCGTCAAAAGAACCTGCAAACAGATGGTCAGGGTTTACACATTTGCGGTTATCACACTTGTGCAACACGAACATATCCGTCGGACCGTAAGCAAGTTCATACGCCACGCGATGCGCGTAGGCGGTCTTGCCGTCCTTGTGGAGTTGTCCGTAACCGTTTGGCATCAAGCATCCAGTCCATTCATGGCATCCGCTTTCACGTACTGCCACTTTCGCAAAAAATCGCTCACTAATTGGTCGTTTCACGTCTGCCCCGCATTTCGAGTCGCTTGACTCTACGCCGTCTCCGGCTAGTCGTTGAACCTTCATCATATCATGTTTAACGATAAGATGCTTGGCTGCTGATTGCCCAATCAACATGCTTTTCAAACCTTCGCGCTTGCCGTTTCCAACTACGCTGTGGTGCATGATGCTCTAAGGGGTTTCCAGCAATTAACGGGGTTTAACGTCAGCTAGACTTTCGTTTACTGACGATTTACATTACGCGTGATCACCAGCGAGTTTTCGAGGATCTCCAAACTCTTGCGGGTGATCATGTCAATCGTAAGAATCGAATTAGACACTTTTGCACTCCTATCAAAACTATGTTAGGTCAAACATTTAACGGCTGCCGTTTTTCGCTTCCCACATACGAATTTGGCGCTGTCGTTCGGCTGCGATCCACTCGCTTGTGCTCATCGACTTCAATGAGCGCGGGTCGGTGGTGTCGTAAGCCGGGCCACGGGATGAACTCGAGGCAACAGGTTGAATCGGTGCAGGGGCGTTAGACGGCTTCCTGACTGGGGGACTATCGGCCACTTTGGCTTCGATTTTCCCGATCTCTTTAGCCTGCAGAAACGGCGGCAAACGCGAAATCC